TCACTCGGCAGCAGTGCCGCCGTACTCGGCGGGCACCAGCTCCGGCAGGCCGCACTCATTGATGAGCACATCCGCCACCTGCGCCTTGAGCTTGGGAGGAACGTCCGCAAACTCCCACGGTTTCCCGGTCTTGGGGTTTTTCGCCTCCATGCAGATCTTGCTCGCGTACAACATAGCCATCATTTCTTGATCTCCTTTCGATAAGTAAAAATATAGGTTCAGGGCCACTTCGGCCCAAAACTCACGCATAAACAATATCGCCCATCTCCAACAGGCAGTTTTCGAGGAATGTAATGTTCTGGGACTGCATCTCCATCTGGGCTTTGAGCCGCTTGTTCTCCTCCGCCAGCTCATCATTGGTTGGAGGCGGCGTCTGCGGGCGCTCATCCTCAGGCACCCGCTCGATAGTGATACTTCCGGGCCACGCTTCGGCCTGAGCGAGAGCGAGGTTGCTGTCATACTGCGCCGCCAGTGTTTGAATCGCCGCTTCACAGCCTGCCTCCCGGCCTACCTCCTTGCCCTCCTCATCACGGATGATGGAGATCATCTTATAGCGGATGCGGGCAATGCCGTCCGCCTCCAGCCAGTCCGGGTGCAGCTCGTTCCAAGCAGCCACCTTTTCCTCCGTGGCCCCCTCCACCCATGCTGTACCGTCCCAAACGGGGACTATGTATCCAGCCGGGGCCGTGCTTGTCCGCATGACAGGCGGCTTCGCATCGATCAGCTGCTCACCCTCATGCAGCGTGTAATTTTGCAAGGTTTCCACGCCCTGATCCACCAGCACAAGGACATAGGTGACATATCTCTTCTCCGCGTTGATTACACAACAATGTTTTTCGGTCATGTGGGTCTCCTTTCCCGGCCATCAGGCCGTTTTTCAAATAGATTTTTGGTATAACTTCGGCTAACAATGATCCCCGGCAATGGGGCCTTGGAACAGCGAATATTATTGTAGGATCACGCGATGCAAATAACTGCATAGAAAACGGCTGGTACATTTGCGACGTAAATACGCCTACAGGCGCTTGGTGGTATGTGTTTACGGTCGCGAATTACGCAAATGGCATAATTGTCCAAAAGGCTTGGTATTACAATGATGGAAAAGTCATTGAGTGTATGCGTCTGGGCTGGTTAGATACATCTGTCGACCTTGGCGGCGGTTGGCAGCCATGGGAGTACGTCAATCCTTCCATGGCGCTCGGCATAGAGTACCGCACCACGGAGCGGTACTTGGGAAAGCCTGTGTATGTCAAGATGGTGGACTTCGGCTCTTTACCGAATAACACGTTGAAAGTCGTTACCTTTGGGGATAACACAATTAGGATGATTTCCGCACATGGAATCATGGATGGCGGGTATGTCATTCCGGGATGCACTGGTAGTTCCGATTATCCAGGGCAAGAGATGCAGATATTTACTGGCAACGGTGGAAACGTTGGTATATTCACACACACAGACAGATCAAATATAGAGGCTGTCATTGTGGCGAAATACTGGAAGACCACGGATTAGTCGGTCGTCTTCGTATATTTGACCTTAACATACGCATTGTAACTTGACCTATCACTTTGAGTTGATATGGCAATCGCCTGGCTTCCCGTTACATACAAGCCTACATTGTGTACTGAACTACTGAAATTGGTAGCCGGGATAGAATAAAAATCGTCATTGTGAGCATCAATCGCACAGCCAGAAACATCAATGACTTTTTCAAGTCCAGATACACCGACACTTACTGTTTTATACCCAGCATTGGGCAATGCTTCGCAATTAACCAATTTAGCATACACCGGTTTGCCCATATACCGCTCGGTGGTGCGGTACTCAGTGCCAAGCGTCATGGGAGGGTTGATCCATTCGACGGGCTGCCACTTCCCGTTATCCTTCAGCATTCGCCACAATCCGTTGGGAGTGCCTCTCGGGTCAGGCGAAAGGCCGATCAGTGATGCGCTCGTCCCCAATATTTTTGATAAAACAGCAACGACATTTCCGGCCCCATAATATTGGCCTGTTGAGGATGGGCCACGTGTATAAATAAGTTGCGATGTTTTGTCTGGCATATCGGCAAGTAACACATCAATCTTGCCACAGTATGTTTCATAGGTGTCTTCGGCATCGGATGCGAGCACATCTTTCATCGCTTCACCCCACCCAAACCCGCCGGGAGCCTTGTTAGCCAAAGTCGTATAAATCGCCACCAGCTCGGCTCCCATTGTGGTCGCCGTCCAGTGAGCCGCGTTCCACGCTTCCGCCTGGGGGATCGCCACCGTGCAGCGGTACAGCTTGCCGTCCTTGGTGCAGTACGCACCCTGCGCATAGGCAGCTGCTGCGCTGTACGGCGACGCAGCGGCCAGCGCAAGCAGCATTGCAGATTCGATATTGACAATCTTATCTGAGATTTTTGTTTTCCCGTCCGGCATATATAGGCCGTCTGCTTTGGGCCTCTGGGAATCCTTCAGAAGTCCGTCATTTCCCAAATCTGCTTTCGTTTTGTGTGCGTCTTCAGACACATTGTGCTGCTCAATCATTCCTCTCACATCCTCGGGGGACATATAGAGAGGATTCCCTGAGCCATCAAAACTGATCTGCGATGTTTGCTCCACCCGAATAAGCATCTTGATGCGCTCATATATAACGACGCCATCCTCGCGCAAACCTAAAAACTCGCATTCCTGTCCGGCATTGTCATAAAGGTAAGCGCCTTCCTGATTTGTATCAGGGTCTTTGGCAAAAAGCGCAATCTCCCGATAGTAAAAACCTTCGGTGAATACACTGTTATCCAGTGTGGCAATAACTGCGGACTGTGTTGTGTTCTCTGTTGCAATAATACCGTCGATCTGCATAGAATGGCGCTCACTGACAAGGGCTGTACGGTTGATCATAGAGCCGTTGCCCAATAAACCGTCGCCGACAGCAATTCTGGTAAAGTGGAGTCCCTTTCCTTGGTGGCATTTAGCCTCAATATTACTGCCGAAGGTCGTGAGCTTCATGTTCGTAAAAGCCATAAAATCACTCCTGACTGATTGTCATTTGTCTGCCCGTTACTTTAACAGCCGCAAAATAGAGAGGAGTCTGGTACCGCTGCTCTTTGGAGAGTGTGAGTAAAGTGCGGGCTGGTTTGATTTTGTTGAGCTCTTGTAAGAGCAACTCTCGGTTATCCAAGACAATATCCCCGCCAACGAAGAGGACTGTAGCTTCGGCCCAATGATCCGGTTTTTCACCTGGCTCAATCTGACACTCATCATAACCGAAGGCTCTCGCCAGATACCGAATACCCTCAACCGTCCCCGCCTTTGCGGCAATAATCCCTTTCATGGTAAGCCGGGTCCGATAGTTTTCCAGAGTTTCGCCCTCCAGACGAAGCATACCACGATCCTGACCATGAATCTGGAGCATCTCGTCTGAGCACGTCAGGATAGATGCCTCTTCTCGTATTCGGAATAGGTACTGCTTACACTGATCGAAGGACTGGCCCAAAACTTTGAAAAAGATGTAGAACTGATTCATCGCCTTCTTGCCCCGTTTTAGGGGACCAAGGAGCAAAGAGAACATATAGTCTCCAAAGTTTTGAAACATTGTCAAACGCCCTCCACTGTGACGGTAATCTCACCGGGCAAGATCACCTTATTCTTTTCAAGGAACAGGTCTTCCGAAGGTTTAGTTACCGTGACATTTCTAACTACATGGACATCACTTTTGATTTTGTGGATGATATCCGCATGGGTGAGCTCATTAAATTCGCGGCGTCCGCGCAGTTTCAGAAGGTCTGTGACAGAAGCCTTCACGCGATCTGCAAGCCCGTCCCTGCTAACGGAATTAGAAATAGTGACGGTAATGGAGATTTGCGGGGTCACAACTTCGGCACTCTTTACCAGAATGTCAGTATCAGGCTCCCTAATAGTCTCACAAGCAACCCTACACAACCGCAGAAGCTCTTCCGATGCACCACCGGCCTCCGATGTCACGATTACATCTACAGTTCCCTGTCCTCGTGGGTGCTGGTCGTTGACGACGACATAGAGAACGCCGGGAACGGCTTCACATACATTGACATAGGTGTCATGGATGGGGACTACCGCTAGCTCTGCCCAAGATCGTAGACATCTTGTCCGAAGGCTCTCATCATCTTCGGTGTCGCTTCCTTCGCGAGTAATCCAATCTTCTCCGTTGGTTATACTTACCTCCCCTAGATAAGTAAGCGTGCGGGTGATTTGTCCTGTTGGTACATTGTAGCGGTTTCCCTCTGTCTCAGCCTCAACGAGGACATTTACAGAGGATGCCCCCTTTTTAAGTGTAGTCTCCTCCATAACGAAGTAGCGCAGTTCCTCTCCATTGATGTCCAAAATGCTTTTGAAAACATGGCCTTTCGCTATTTTGATTGCTTCACCGTCCACGCTCATTCTGGACACAGTGACAAGCCCCTGGGTCTTCTGAGCCTTCTTCCGCTTCTTGGAGTAGTCCGATGCCTTCAGATCCAGCCACGCACCGGAAGCGTGGGTAACTATGGATTGATTAAGGACTGCTCTGGCCAGTTCCAACAGTTCTATTTGAATGCGAAGTGCAATCATAAGCAGCGTGTAGAATACGCCGCCAGAGTGAAAGTTGGTGACAATGAAACCCTCTTCCTTCAGCTCCTCGACCTTCTGCTCCTTCAGCTCGTCCAGTGTGGGCAGAGGGAGTACGGCGTCCAGTATTTCCTTGTCGATCATTCTGATACCACCTCCACGCTCACCGCACCGATGATGACGTCCAACTCGCGCTGCGCGTCTTCCTCCGCAAAGCGGAAGGAGCAGTGCAGCACGACCGCGTCATCCTCGAACGCAATGCTGATCTCAATGCTTTCCGGGAGGATGACCTCCCGCTTCTGCAGCTTGAGCCGTACCCGCTGGGTGATCTCCAGACGGGTCAGCTCCGTGTCCTCGGACTGGATGAAGTCGTACAGGCCCCAGCCGAACTCGGCGTCATAGAAGACGTCTCCCGGCTGCGTGAGCGCCTCGAGGACGATGTTCTGATACAGACACTCCAGTCCCGAGCAGATCGGCGCGTCGCCGTCTGTGGCCTGTGTGAGCTGCCACTTGCTGTTGAGACGGATGTCCGTATCGTTCAGACCCGTCATAGCTCCACCTCCCCGATGAGTGCCGGGGTGAGGTCGCCGTATGGAAACGCGACGGCCACGACCGCCCCGGCCTTGAACTGTTTCTTAGACTTAATTCCCGGAAGTGTGGGATAGTTGACATCGGGATTGCCGAAGCGGTCAATGACGGTGAGTTTGTACTCGTACCAGTAGGATGTGATGTGCGCCTTGAACACCTCACCCGTCACTTCGTTGTGGACGATCAGCTCATCAATGTCAAAGGCGTCGCTCTTTGCCGCCGAGTCGATGGTGGCGAATACGGCGGCAGGGAGCTTCAGATGTGGGAAGTCCTGCGCCAGCGTCTTCTTCATAACGGACGCGACCATTTCTTCGAGCACGTCGGTTCCCTCCTTTCGGTGTCAGAAATAGATATAGGTGCGGATGAAGCCGGAGTCGTTGGTCTTGCTGACCACCTTGGAGACCTCGACCTCACCGCTCACCTGCGGATGGATGAGGTTTATTTTGTGTGAGTGCTTGATGAACGGCGCGGAGACAGTCTCCAGCTCCCACACGCCGCCCGCGCGGCGCAGGTTGAGGATGTTCACGCCGTGCTCGAAGGTGTAGACCTTCTTCTGCTCCGGCTTCTCGTCCCAATAGAAGACTCCGCCTGAGAAGAAGAACGGAACACGGAGTCCCCACGCCGCATTGACGGTGTTAATCGCTTGGACGGCGGTCTGCTTCCGAATGGGGAGCATTTTGCGTGTCGGGTAGTTCTTGCCGGAGAGCTTCGCCTTGGACAGGCCCGCCTGTGCAAGGAAGTACGAGATCATCTCCTGTGGCGTAGTGTCGAGGAAGGTGTCGTTGATGATCGTCTCCTCCATGAGCAGCATCTCATCCTTCAGTGCGACCTCGTTGGCATACGTCCCGCCGTCGTAGTTGCCGGAGACGAAGCCTGTGAACACATCCTCCAGTGTGCCGTCATAGCCGAGCTGGATGGTGGCAGGGTCTTTCTTCTTGAGTGAGAGCTTCGGGCGGAACTGACTCGTGAAGCGAATCTTCGCCCAATCATAATACGAGGACTTCGAGGAATAGATCTCAAGCTCCACGCCCTCATCGAAGGTGTAGGAGCCAGCCTGCGCCGAGATTTGCGGATAGTAAAGTTCTTTCGTTTCCACTGTGGTCTCCTTAGTACGGCATGGCGGTCACTTTGTTCATCGCCGCCGTGGCGTCTGCGTCATCCCGCGCAGGGGATTTGCCTCGGTCATTACTCAGATAGCTCTTGTAGCCCGCTTTCAGATTGCTCGCCGAGTTTCCGCCAGACTTGCTGTGGCCGGAACCGGAGCTGGAGCCGGACTTTGCCGTGATCGTCTGCGGGATGTACTCCCACAGCTCCAGCGACACCGAGAGCTGTCCACGCTTGTTCTCGCCCTTGTGGGACAGCCTCTTGAAGATGACTTTCTCCACACCATGGGCGGCGGTGTCCTTGCTGACGATGGGGATAGGCTGCGGCACACTCTGCCCGGGCGAGCGGAAGATTGCCCGGAGCGTTGCGTATCGCTGGTACTTGGTCTGCGAGGGCGTGTCGTCGATGATCAGCTCGATGTTGACCTTGGC